AACGTCGCCCAGAAAAAATCTTCCCATACTTGAGGAATGTAGTTGGGTTGAGACCCCTTTAAAAAAACTTTTTGTTGGGCCACTCTCAAAGGGGACTTTATAATCTTTGGGAATGCCTTTGATGCCATCAATACCGTAATTGTATAGCTTGTTGTTCCATTCGTCAAAGACCTAAGCATTGAGATTCGCCAGTAATTTTAACTCAATTTTGCTTTTTTTGATGCGATATTTCTCACGGTCGTAATCACGTGCATAGCTGTTCATGGATTCAAGGCACTTGGCAACATACCCTTTCAATGCCGCTAATTGCTTCTTGTTCAAATCTTCACTCATGGACTTATTGCCTTATTCGATAATCTATTCTGGCGGTAGCGAATTCAAAACATTAATTTGCGGAAGTTAACTTTTCAATTAAAATTTCCAAAACCTTTGTGTTTTTAAGCGTTCAATTCCCTCTTGGACCAAATAGTAATATCAAACAATGACCGAATTTCGATACCAATATTGCTTTGCGACCATTATTTGATAAAAATAACGGTTGCTTTCAATGCAGTATTTGAGCTCAAAAGCAAGGCTAAAATCCGGTACCGTTTAGTACCGTTTTTGATTTCAAAGTGGCAAGAAAGGCCGTTTTTAATGTTTATTTTTCTTGCACAATGACAGCCCAAATCGACACTTTTGAGCTTAGTTTTCGTTGTTGACAGTATTTTTAAGGGAAAGCAAAAATAGATAGTGGTGCACGAGGCGGGAGTCGAACCCGCACGAGTTTCCTCACTGGTTTCTAAGATTGGTTTATGTATAAACTACCCCCGTCTATACACCTCAAACAGCCTTAGACTTTTCCTGCTTTTTAACTCTTGAAATAGATGATTGATAGATAATAGATAGATACTTCTTTGAGCTCGGAACTGCTACTCTAGGCAAGCAATAAATTCATACCGTTATTCTAATTCTACCCGGCCCAAAATTCAAGTGGGCAAATAATAAATCTCCCATAAATTTTACATCAGTAACTTCCCCTCACTAATTCAGATGGAAGATACAGCCCTTCTGTAATCCCTAGCGCTTGCATAAACTTTAAAGACTACTCGATTGGTAGTAATATAATTTGCAAAGCCTTACAATATATCCACTTAGGAACTTCCCCTCACTAATTCAGATGGAATATACAGCGTTTGTTATTCCGAAGATAAATAAAACGAACAAGGAGTACCGAGAATGAAAGGTTCTGACTTTATGAAACTAATGGACGAGAAGATTGCAGAACTCACTGCTGCCGAGATTGCAAATAACAAGAACATTCCACAGCTGAGATGCCCCAGCCGAGCTTATTACTCACGCCGAACATACATGCCAACGGCACACAGGTGTTCCGCTTTGAGGATATGTTTGACGTGCGCATTACTGATAGGGAAGGCAACCCTTGGTTTGTTGCGAAGGATGTCTGTGCTTACTTTGGGGAGTTGAATTATCGTCGAGCCATCTCCCGTTTGGATGAGGACGAAAAGGGTGTGTCACAAATTGCCACCCCTGGAGGAAACCAATCTGCGACGGTCATAAGTGAATCTGGACTTTATGCATTGTTGTTCCATATGCAGCCAGAAAAAGCAAGAGGGGTTACTCCAGAGTATATTCAGGAAAGGCTAGAGAAAGTTAGGCGCTTCCGTAAGTGGGTAACCTCGGTTGTCCTCCCGACCATCCGCAAGCACGGCGCTTACCTTATGCCCCAGAAAACCGAAGAAGTTCTTTCGTCGCCCGATGCTTTGATTAAGCTGGCTGAGCAACTGAAGGCAGAACAGGAAGCCCACAAAATCAAGTCGATCAAAACGTTTGGTGACCTATGCCGTCTGGAAAAAGAGAATGCCTCACTGCAACGCATAATCAAGAACCTTCAGGATTCCCAGATGCTGGTACAGTTACAAGCCAACCGTACCCTTGCGACCGCCCGTGACTTATTGGAGCAGGCTGCCCACCCGATGACCGTCAAGGTAGAACCTGACTGGATGCTGGTGAGTGACGTGGCCGCACGGCTGGGAACTAACGCCGCATTACTCAACATGTGGCTGGTCTCTGTAGGTATTCTGACCCAACGGCATAGACCCAAGAAGGACATTCTTGAGTTTGAAGGTAAATACTACAAAGTCTTCCGCGAATATTATGGTCCACATCAACGTTACGCTTCGGTGGTCAAGTGGTCGGAAGAAGGATTCGAGTTCATTGCTACCCTGTATCGCAAGAAGAAGAAGTAATTAAGCTCACCTGAGGGAGAGGCACTCAGCTTCCCCTCTTAATAAACAAACAGATAATCCACAGGAGGAAAACATCATGTCGCAAAAATCAACGCAAAAGGTAGCCGAAGATATTGAAGGTATACTAAAGCTCCCCTATATCACACCTTCTCAGGCCGCCACCCTTCTGCAAGTATCTCCCAGTCAGATACATTTCCTGGTACGTGAAGGGAAAATCCCAGTCATCCATTTAGGTGAACGTGTCTATAGAATCCCTACAGCAGAACTTCTGAAATCTACCGGCATGGCATAAGGTCTGCCTTTTATCCCCCTCCTTTTTAGTAGTTTCACCATGTGCACTTACCGGGAGTGGTTGCCGGTAGGCTCACAGGTGTTCGTAGTAAAGAAGTAAATCACGCAGTAAATGAGAGGTATTAAATGTTGTCTGCCGCTGTTACTAATGCAGAAAGCACCCCCCAAGGAGACACCACTATCCCCTTCGTTCCCGACCCGAACATTGCTGACGATCACCTTATGCGCGAACTAAAGCGCGAGGAAGATGCAGTAACCTCCACCCTTGAACGTTTCAATCGTAATTACTCACGGATGATTGAGTCCAATCATGGGGCAGAGACCCTCCCAGCCTTCGTGTTTATCCGCAGGGTAATTGACCAGTATGCCCGTGCACTTCAAGAGTTCCTTGTCCCCGATACCAAAGGGAATCATGGTTGGAACTCTGGGCGACAGAAGCACATACGTGCGTTGATGCTGGAGTTGAAATTGGAGGCGGGCGATTACGCTTTCATCACGTTGCGGTCCTTGTTGAACGCCTGGATGAGCAACAATGATGAGACCCTCCAAAGCCTCGCGGCTCTGGTTGCAAAGGCCTGCCTCCAAGAACATGAATATCGCAAGATGCGTACCGAGGATGAACCTCTAACAGGACGTATTGCACGGTATGCCCAGCGCACGAGTGAATCCAAAGCATACGTCTGGAAGGCGTTACATGAAGCTAAGGTTACACTGCTGGAAACCCCGGACACTATGGTGCCTGATATGGAACGCATTATCTTAGGCACAAAGCTCCTTGAAATCTTAATTGAATCGACTGGAGCCTTCTATCTGGACAAGCTGGCTGTTGCTGCTCACGACACACCTATAGTGTTGAGGGCTGTTGAGGAAACCGACAGGATACTACGAGACAGCAGTGAATGGTTTGCTTTCTTCCAACCCTACTACCCAATTATGTTGGTTCCTCCCGCCCCCTGGACCTCCCTTTGGGATGGAGGCTACTACCTACCCACAAAACAACTACAACCCACCTTAATTAAACTTCCTCGCAAGCTACTGACGGAACATGTCGAAGGTCAGGCTGACCTCAATGTTACTTTGGAAGCTGTAAACAACATTCAATCAGTAGCTTGGCAAATCAACAAGCCTGTGCTTGATGTTATGGATGCGCTGTGGGAAACCACAGGAGGAGGTGTTGCTGGGCTTCCTCCTCGGGATGCTATGCCGATGCCTCCAAAACCTTGGGGAAGTATCACGGATGATGCAGAGTGGAAAGCCTATAAGGAAACCCACCCGGATGAGGTCAAGTCATGGTGCAAAGCAGCGGAAGCTGTGTACACTGAAGAGCGTACCATGTTCTCCCATCGCCTGCGTCTGACTCAATACATTCTTCCCGTAGCGAAAGAGCTGGCAGTAGAAGAGAAGCTCTACTTCCCCTGGACCTTGGACTTCCGAGGCCGCTTGTACCCACTCCCTGCTTATGTTAATCCACAAGCGGATGACTTGGGAAAGAGCATCCTACAGTTTGCTGAGGGTACTCCACTTGGAGACTCAGGTGCATACTGGCTGGCGGTGCATGGGGCTAACGTTGCCGGGTACGATAAAATATCCAATGATGATCGAGTTCGTTGGGTGTTCGACAACCAGTCAATGATATTGGCATGTGCCAACAACCCATTGGATTGCAGAGAATGGACTGATATGGACAGCCCCTTCCAGTTTTTGGCGTTCTGCTTCGAGTGGAAACGCTATCAGGAGGAAGGTGCCACGATGATTAGTCATCTTCCTATTGCTATGGATGGAACGTGCAATGGACTTCAACATCTGTCGGCTATGTTACAGGATGAGCGTGGTGGTACTGCGGTGAACTTAGTTCCTTCGGTCACACCTAAAGACGTGTATATGGAAGTTAAGAATGAAACCGAACAGTATGTTAAAGATGACCTTAACAATCCCCCAGATGAAACGTCCCACGCATATGCCGCAATCTGGCAGGATAAAATATCCCGCAAGCTGGTGAAGCGTCCAACAATGACCACTCCATATGGTGTGACTTATCTTGGAATGCGCGATCAGATCAGGGAAACCATTCGTAAAGAGCACGTTCTTAAGGGGGTCACAATTCCCAATGCCCCACTGTCTGAGTACATAACCCGACACATTAACAAAGCCATCGGCAATGTTGTACAGTCAGCGCGGCAGGCCATGTCTTGGCTACAGGGGGTGGCAAGAGAGGCCGCAGAACAAAGCCAGGGAATGTTATGGCGGGTGCCTGGAACTGGTTTCATTGTGGTGCAGAAATACAGGGCCATAAAAGGTAAGCGTATTGAGTGCTACATAGGTAAGACGCGCATCCAGCTCACTGTTCCTAAGAACCATGACGACAATGAACAACTTACGTTAGACAATCGCCGTCAGGTACAGGGTATCGCGCCTAACTTCGTTCACTCTATGGATGCAGCCATGCTGATGCTGACCGTCAATCAGCTACAAAAGCTGGGTATCCGTTCCTATGCTTTCATTCATGACAGCTATGGTGTTCCTGCCGCTCACGTGCAGGTCCTGCATCAGGTTCTCCGCGAGAAGTTCATCCAGTTGTATTATGGCACTGACGTGCTTGGGATGTTCAAGGCTGAGCAAGAAGCCCGGCTGGGTGTTAAGCTGGCCGAGGTTCCCTCAAAAGGTACGTTGGATATATCACAGGTACGACATAGCCAATACTTCTTTGCATGACAAAAGGTAACTACCCCGCACTAATTAGAGAGAAGTACCCCCTCCCTGTAATAACCCCTTAACAAGAGGACGAGATGATTTGTTATCTGATTATAACATCCATCATTATCTGTGGTCTCTGGTGGGTGAGGAAAGTTGTTCGGTTCTACTGGCGACTGCATCCTTGCCTACTCCCTGTGAAAACGCTGACACACAAACAGAAGCGACAGCGGTGCAGGAGAAAGTACAAGAGATGGAAGCAAGGGCAACAGTCTCTGCGTGAGATAGCCCAGAAGCGTAAACGTGAAGCAGTCTGGGCTGGAAAAGCCCTGTAACAGAAAAGGAGTTCTATGTCGAAGTATCAAATGCACGAACTTAAACAGCAGGCAGTCCCGACCACAGGTGTTGTATCTGTCCGGGTGTTTACCTGTAAATTTAAAACCTCTGAACGTCTGGGTGAAACCGGACTGTTCCAGACCCACAACCCTCGCCAACATACTAACAACAACCCCAACAACAGAAACAAAAAACATAACAAAGGAAACATGAATCATGGCAAATAACAAGAGCAACAAACCCCAGCGTAAAGATTACTTCACCCCGGAAGGCATCGCCAAGTTCGCCTTTCTCAACAAACCGCAGACTGAGTTCAATGCCGATGGTGTCTTTCAGGTATGCCTGCTTCTCCCGATAGATTCCCCGAAGGTTGCCGACCTGATCGCCGTCTATGATGCTGAAGAAGCAGCGGCCAAGGAAACTACGTTCGCGGAGATTGACAAGATCGACAAGCCGAAGAAAGTCAACGGTCAGATGTTGAAGCCTGCGGATGCTCGCGAACAGCTCAAGAAAACGTTGGAAGTCTGCCGTCCTTACGAAGTAGACTATGACAAGGAAGGAAATGAGACCGGCTACATGCTGTTCCGTTTCAAGATGAAAGCCAAGCGTATCGACAGGGAAACCGGCAGTGCCGTAGACGTTCGCCCGGCAGTATGCGATGCTCACAAGCGGCCCATCGACCTGGATGAGGTTATGATTGGTGGCAATTCCAAGGTGAAAGTGAAGTTCCGTATTGCCCCCAACTATCAGGCCGATTCCAACAAGCTGTACCTCACCAACTACTTCAATGCCGTTCAGGTAATTGAGCTGGTATCCTTCGGGGGTGATTCCTTCGGCGGATTTGATGAGGAAGAAGGCTATGCCTACACCCAGAACAACAGCAACCCGGCGACCGAGGGGTTTGTAAATGAAGGAGATGATGCAAATGGCGACTACTAAGCGTAAGGCAGCTAACGCCCTGCGAAAGGAAATTCGCGGGATGTTCCACGCATATCAGGGGGGCCTTGCCTCCTTCCACCACTATAACAATTCCAAGTAATTAAGTGGCAACCAGAGCAGTAAGGCCATGCAACAAGCCCGATACAGTAGGACTCAAGCATGGCTTTCGCTCCGGCTTTGAGCATAAGATTTATGCCGAGCTGGAGGCGGCCAAGGTGCAGTTTGGTTATGAGTGTGAGAAAATAGCATACACCATTCCAGCCTCGGCCCATACCTACACGCCGGACTTCGTTATTACCTTCAAGGATTCAGGGAAGAAGTTATACATTGAAACCAAGGGACGTTTCCTGACAGAAGACCGCCAGAAGCACCTGCATATCAAGCGGGATAATCCCTCGCTGGACATTCGTTTCATCTTTCAGAATCCCCATGCAAAAATCAGTTCAAGTTCAAAGACTACCTATGCCGACTGGTGCAACAAGCACGGGTTCCGGTGGGGTAGTAAAAACGTACCGAAGGAGTGGTTGTTGGAAAATGCATAATAAAACAAAGAAGCTTACTACCGCGCAGTGGCGCGTACTTGGAGAGGTAGCACAGGAGGGCGGTATTAACTACTCCATTAAGGTACAATACTGCTCAAAGATTAAATGCTTCCAAGGCTTGTATCGCGCAGGGTATATCCGTTCTGAGGTTGACTTAGATGAGCGGCGAATAACCTTTTCTCTGACCGAAGAAGGAGAAGCAGCACTATGTCAGGGGAACAGTTAGAGATATTGGCCCTCATGTCCAGTGGTATTGAGGTACAACTAACAGAACCTATGAACTGTTTCCCCTCAAAAATAACCAGTCGCCACTGGGAATTATTTAAGCTGGGATACTTGACCTGTAAACAGGATTATGAAGAGCTACCCCGTAATACCTACAGATTCATATTTCAAATTTCACCGAAAGGACGAGAGTTACTATGTCGGAACAGCATGAAGATGTAACCGCAGTGGCTACCCACTTACCCTGTCCCGACTGTGGCTCTACAGATGCACTGACTGAGAACACCGATGGCTCCACCAAATGTTTCAGCTGTGGTAAGTTCACTCCATCAAGCCCGGAAGCACGTAAACCTGACAGGGTAATGCCTTCACTTCCCTCCAGCCGTAGCAAACTGTTGGAGGATTTGACGTTTACTGAGCTAGCCAAACGCCGACTTGAACAGAAAACCTGTGCCCGCTTTGGCTATGCCCTGGCTTCCTGTAACGGTTCCATCGTACAAGTTGCTCCCTATTACAAAAAGGGCAAGCTGGTAGGACAGAAGGTACGTACTGCCTCTAAGGAGTTCTGGTGGCATGGCAAGTCCCAAGGAGTGGAGCTGTTCGGGCAGCACCTCTGTAAGGGTAAGGGCCGTCTGGTTATTACTGAAGGTGAACTGGATGCAATGACCGTGAGTCAGGCATTCCTTTACCAGACCGATGTGGTTTCCATCCCCAATGGAGCACAAGGCGCGGTTAAATCCATTCAGGAAAACATTGAGTTTGTTGAAGGGTATGATGAAGTAGTTCTCTGCTTCGACAATGACAAGCCGGGGCGGGAGGCTATGGATGCTGTAGTGTCCATTCTTTCTCCAGGTAAAGTCAAACTTGTAGGGTTCCCGAAGGACATCAAAGACCCATCCGATCTGATGCAGTTAGGTAGAGGACGGGAGATAAAACCCCTGATCTATGATGCTCAACCCTATCGTCCTGATGGTATCATCTCAGGAGCCTCCGTTACCATGCATGATTTGATGCAGCCTATCAAGCGTGGCGTAGCTTATCGGTTTCCTTTGCTGGAAGCCAAGGTCAAAGGGGCACGGAAAGGCGAGATTACTTTATGGACTGCTGGTTCAGGGATTGGTAAATCCACTTTGTGCCGAGAGCTTCTCTATGATTATCGTAAGCAGGGCCTTAGGGTGGGAGCGGTCTTCCTTGAGGAGAACGTAAACAAAACCGTGCAAGCCCTGATTGCTTTGGATAATAATGTGCCTCTGGCCGAACTACGCATCAACCCAGGTGTCATATCAATGGAGGACTATCGCAACTCATATGATACCCTGGTGAAACCAGATGGATTATTCTTGTTCAAACACTTCGGTTCTCTGGAGTGTAAGAACCTGATGAATAAACTTCGATTCCTGGCGGTGGCCTGTAAGGTTGACTACATCTTCCTTGACCATATCTCAATTGTGGTCTCAGGGAATGAATCAGACAACGAACGAAAGGACATTGACGTACTGATGACTTCGTTACGTTCCCTGGTGGAAAGCACTGGGGTCGGTGTCCATGCGGTGGCTCACCTGAAGCGAACACAGAACAAGAACTTCAATGAGGGTGGTCAAATTTCACTCAATGATCTGCGAGGTTCCGCTTCTCTGGAACAGTTGTCGGACAATGTTTATGCCTTGGAGCGTAATCAGCAGGCCGAGGAAGGTTCCGAAAAGAACAAGATTACCTTGCGTGTGCTGAAGTGCCGTGAGGTTGGAGATACTGGAGAGGCCGGTTGTGCTGTGTATGTCCGTGAGACGGGCCGGTTGTTGCCTGAGGAATATGTGGAGTTGGGAGAAGAAGGTAGTACTCCTATGAGGATAGAACAAAAAGAAAACAATGATAATGACGAGGATTTTTAATCATGGTAAGTTTTGAACAATACATACTTATCCTTGGAAGAGGTGCTGCGCTAATTGGAGGAATTGCTGTACTCCTGCTACTATGCCTTCTTACATTCTGCATCTTTATTGAGCTTAAGGAGAAATGGGCCTACCATCGTCCTTTTGTTAACATCTTAGGTTATTATACCTGGCGGTGGACACGTAGAGGTGTTGGAAAGCGGCGTACACGTAAGGGGATGTACGAAGCTTTGGCGAGATACTATCTTGAAAACCAGCATAACCAGTAAAAGGAGATTTTTAATTATGCCTATTGCATATATCTATCGTGGCCTTCCGGGTTCCGGCAAGACCACCGCAGCTAACAAGTTGGGATGCTTGGTTATTTCCCCTATGGACATGCGAGTAACACATAATGGAAAATATAACCCATTACCCAATGAGACAGAGTGGAAAGTCCAAGCAATGGCATTTGCACAAGACACTATCCGTGTGGCAGTTTCATACCGGATAGATTTTTGTATTGCGGAGGTGCTTCCAAGCCGAGCCGATGTGGACTATTGGGTGAACTATATTCACAGGCTGAGTTCTAATTATCAGATTCGGATAGTTCACTTTGCAATCTCCCCCGCAGATAGTCTAGTGCGTAATACGCATAACGTTCCCTGGCGTACCATTCTTGCTATGGCTAATTCCTTTGAGAACTATCCCGGTGAAGCACAAGGCCCCATATCCGAGGAAGGCTGTAGCCCAATCCCTCCGTTACCTTCCGCTAAAAATGAACGAGGATTCGACCCGGTGAACCGGCCTGAACATTACAACGTTCACCCTAGTGGCCTGGAGTGTATTCAGGTAACCCAGCACATGAACTTCTGCCTGGGTAACGCCATGAAGTATCTCTGGAGAGCAGGCTTGAAGGGCGGCGAAGATAAGAAGCTGGAGGACCTGAAGAAGGCTGGCTGGTACATCAATCAGGAACTGGAGCGGTTGGAAGGTATGGGGACTAAAAATGAAATGATATGAGTATAAATCAAAGGATGGCTGGGACCTACAGGAGTTTGCCCTTAGAGTGCGGGGTAATTGCTCCAATGTTTTGTATGTTGGGCGTGAGTCAGTACACACCAATAAACCAGAACTTCTCTCCCACCTACTTCTAACACTTGGGGAACTCCCTTATTATAGCCTACTTCCTTCACGTAAAAGTGCACCGTGGACCAAGGATACCGCACCGGATGTATTCAAGGATGTTGACGGAGTGACCTGGTACAAAAGCTATGGTATGGATAATGTTGAAGGTATTCATTATTGGGGGTTCCGAAAAAATACTGACAATTACTTCTTACCAATGGATAAGGTCTTCAGGTTGCTGAAACAACAGGGTGGTGAACCTTGTGGTGTGTGGGAAGAAACAAAAACAATTTAAAAGGAAAATGAATTATGAATAAAATGCAACTTAATCGCATTGAAGAATCTCTGCAAAATCTGGCGAAGATTAAACTTACGGAGTTCAAACAACAGCATGAAAGAAAACAGGAACCCGATACACTTAATTGGAGCCTTGAAAGCGCTGGGAGACAAGAAGAGTTTCTTAAAACTGCTATGAGTCTCAGTGTTGAGTATCACCGTAAAAATATCATTGCTTATATGCCCAGCTACCTACTCGAAAAGCGCCTTTGGGCAGAACAAGACAAGGCTTTGGCGTTGCAGGAGAATACATATAAGGACATGCTCCTCATGGAAATTAGCGACATCATGAATCGCTTGTATTTGGGAGAGGGTGAAGGCCTTCAGGCTATTGAAGAGTTCAAAAAATTCAACCCTGAACCATGCCCCGCGAAATAATCTTTGACCTTGAGACGGATGGTCTGTATTATTCCGTCTCCAAAGTTCACTGTCTTGTCCTCTACATTCTTGATGAAAAACCCTACAAACTCTCCTTCTCTGACACCCCGGTAGGCCACGAAGCGGGCACCATTGCTGACGGATTGATAATGCTGTCGCAAGCTGACTGTATCATCGGCCATAATATCATCAACTATGACATCCCTGTACTGAAAAAACTGTACCCCGGATGGACGTATATTGGTAGAGTCTATGACACCTTGATTGCCTCCAAGCTGGCATTTCCCTGCATCGAAAATCAGGACTATGCCCGCATCCGTTGTGGCAAACCGTTCCCTCCAAAACTCATTGGGCGTTACTCCCTGGAGTCCTGGGGATGGCGGCTAGGTAATCATAAGGGCACCTATGGCAAGACCACGGATTGGCAAACCTATGACTTCGAGATGCTGGATTACTGTGAGCAGGATACGGATACCAACAGAACACTGTACTTGGAATGCTTGCGTCGGAATGTTTCAGAACAGGCCTTGCAGTTGGAGTTTGAGGTTGCCAGAATCATCACCCAGCAGAGTCTTAATGGTTGGTGTTTTGACTTCAAGAAAGCTGAGAAACT